GAAAGATGCACGGCTCACCCCACGACGACAGAGTTATGTCTTTGGCTATCTGCAACCAAATGCTTAAATATGTTTGGCTACCCGAATATCGAATTACCGTTGCCCCCAAAAAGAATACGTTTGATTGGTGGAGCCAACACATTCTGAAAGCCCCAAAACCAGAAAGACGACTAATCGGGGCAGAAAATGTCAGAAAAGTAACGATTTAGGATTGTATTGATGCTTTCCATAACCTGCGACAACTGTTCAACAGAGTTTTATGCACCAGAATTGCCAAGGCGGGGTGCTATTTGCTTTAAATGCCACATAGGCACGGTAAATCTAGGGTTTACCTACGGCAAAGAAGACTTCCATGGACCAACCATCAAAGAACGTCAGGAAAAGCAGGTTGCTGATGCCAAGATAAATGGCATCAACGCCGAGCCCGTTGGCAGTCGTTGGATTTAATGCCATGCCTGAAATCTGGGTCCCAATTGTCGTTGCTGTTATTACGGGCCCGGTAGTGGTAGTCCTGAGCAAGTTGCGCAAAGAGAATTCGGAACAACATGCAGAAGGTAGAGAGTTGCTACAAGCAATAGGCACAAAAGTGGATAATGTCGGTAGTAAGTTAGATGAACATATTGGTTGGCACAAGGGTAAAGAGGATAAATAATGGCACGAATGACCAACACAGAAATCTTAAAGAAGTATCGAGAAAAGCTGGAACAGTCACGCCGTTGGCGACAAGAAGAACGCTACGACGACCTTTGGAGTCGTCTAATTGATTTGTACCGCGGTAAGCACCATCGCACCGACATCAAAGAAGACCAACTCCTAATCAACATTGCGTTTGCAACCATCAACGTTATTTCACCCGCTGTATCTATTAATCACCCAAAAATTGCAGTTAATGCTAAGCGACCGGAAGATGCTGACAAAGCAATTGTTACAGAAGCAATTATTAACTATTGGTGGCAACATTATGGTTGCCAAGAACAATTCCGTCGTGCCGTAAAAGATTTTCTTATTTGTGGACATGGTTGGGTCAAAACTGGTTATCGCTATGTTGAAGAAGAAAAAGCAAAAGACGAAACACCAAACTTTGATTCATATGACGAATTAACAACTCCTGGTTCGGAAGCTGCGGTTGAGTCAGAATTAATCATCAAAGAAGATAGAGCATTTCTTGAACGAGTTTCTTTGTTTGATATGTACGTTGACCCAGATGCAACATCAATGGATGACATTCGTTGGATTGCTCAACGCATTCGTCGTCCTCTAGAAGATGTAAAGAAGGACAAACGATACAATGCTTCTGCGCGCGCGGACGCGGCGCCTTCGCATTATTCAAAGTGGGGACAAGACCAGTTCCGTCCACGAATGTCAACGGACAAAGACAATTCATATGTTGAAGTTTGGGAATGGTACGACATTGATAAAAACACAATGTCTGTGTTCTGTGATGGTTCAGATAAATTCCTTGTTTCACCAACAAAGATGCCTTTCTTGTTCGGACATCCGTACACGATGATTCGCAACTACGATGTGCCTGATTATTTTTACCCAATGGGCGAATTGGAAGCAATTGAACCACTACAGCATGAATTGAATCTGACTCGTACACAAATGATGAACCACCGCAAACGGTTCTCTCGTAAGTGGCTATACAAAGAAACAGCATTTGATACAGATGGTCGCAATGCCCTCGAGTCGGATGAAGACAACGTAATGGTGCCAGTTGTTTCCGATGAGGGAATCAACAATGTGATTACACCTATGCCGGCAGTAATTAATCCACCAGAGTTCTACAACCAATCGCAATTGATTTCTGACGATATTCGTTCAGTCTCTGGACTTAACGAATATCAGGGCGGTGGGATGCCAGAAATCCGCCGCACAGCAACAGAAGCGGCAATTATTCAAGATGCCGCCAATGCTCGTGTTTCGGACAAGTTGGCAATTGTCGAAAAGAGCATTGGAGAATGCGGTCGTCGTTTGATTATGCTTGCACAACAGTTCATGACTGGAGAGCAAGCTGTTCGTATTGTTGGTTCGGAAGCAGAACCGGTATGGCTGACATTTGACCGAGATTATATTCAGGGTGAATTTGATTTTACGGTTGAGGGTGGTTCAACTCAGCCAGTCAACGAGTCGTTCCGCCGTCAAATGGCAATGCAGGTTGTGGATGCTATGGCACCATTTGCTGGCGCTGGCATTCTTGACATGCCAAAGTTGGCTGCGTATGTGTTGCAGTATGGGTTTGGTATTCGTGGGGCGGCATCATTCGTAACGCCTGTTCCGATGATGCCAGTTCCGCCACAGGGGGTTGGCCCAGAGGGACAACCACCAGAAACGCCAGGTGGAATGCCTATGCCATCGCAGCCTTTGGCTGAACCACAAGAAATGCCACCAACGGGTGGCATGGCTATGCCGTCAAATATTCCACCAGAAATCCTTGCTCAACTCATTGCTCAAGGCGCACCTTTGCCAAATACTCAAGGAGCTATGTAACGGTTTTGCGTTAGGTATAGAGCAAACCGTTGGAGGACTCTATGAGTAATGATAACACCGTTGATAGTGCAATTGAAGCCCCGATAGCAGAAACTGTTGGACAAGCAGAAGTTAGCACGGAAATAGGTGAAGCCCCTGAAGTAAGCACCGATTATTTTACTTGGGACGAATACGCTGACAGACCTGTCAAACTAAACGTCGCTGGTGAAGAAATTGATGTGCCGCTTAAGGAGGCGCTTGCTGGATACCAGCGTCAAGCGGACTATACCCGTAAGACACAGGAATTGAGCGAGCAACGAAAGCAAGTGCAATTTGGCGCTGCTTTGCAGGAAGCCTTGCAAAACGACCCAAAAAACACTTTGGAATTGTTAAAACAACACTATGGGTTAGACGAACAGCAAACGTTTGACGAAGACGAACTGTACGCAGACCCCGTAGAAAAACAATACCGACAACTGGAATCCCGAATCAAAGCATTTGAGCAAGAAAAAGCTGTGCGAGATTTGGAAAAATCAGTTGAGCTTTTGTCACGGAAGTATGGCGACGCATTTGACGCAGATGAAGTAATTGCTAAAGCTTTGGCTACGGGCAATTCAAATCTGGAAGCCGTCTATAAACAGACAGCGTTTGACCGTATCTTTGAACAAAGTTTGACTGCCAATCAGGTGAAAGCCAAGAAAGCAGAAGAAGAAAAAGCTATTGTTCAAGCGAAACGGGAAGCGACTGTTGTGTCCAAGGGCGCTTCAGCTAAAAGCGCCGACGTGTCTTCTAAACCCGTAACCACACTTCGCGATGCTTTTGAGTTGGCCAAGCGCCAAGTTAACGGCTAGCACTAACAACAGGAGATATTACTATGGTCGCTGCCAACAGCAACTTTGACAATCTATTAACAACAACGCTCGCCAACTATCGTGCGACGTTGACCGACAACGTATTCACCGCACGTCCTTTGACTTACAAGTTGATGGAGGGTGGTCGCATTCGCATGCTTAACGGTGGTACAAAAATCGTTGAGCCGCTTATCTACGGACAGAACAACACAGTTGGTTCGTATAGCGGATACGAGACACTCTCGCTCACACCGCAAGAAGGCATCTCGGCAGCTGAGTACGAGTGGAAGCAATATGCAGCCTCCATCGCAATCAGCGGCATTGAAGAAGCCAAGAACAACGGTGAGCAAGAAATCATCAACCTTCTTGAAGCCAAAATTATGCAGGCTGAGGAGTCAATGCGCGAGTCATTTAACCAAATGTTCTTCGCAGACGGCACCGGCAACAGCGGAAAAGACTGGAACGGCTTGGGCAACCTTGTTGAATCAGGCAACACCGTTGGTGGCATTAACTCGAGCACCTACTCATGGTGGCAATCAAAGGAAGACAACGACGCAGTCGCTTTGTCGCTTGCTGACATGTCATCGCTTTACAACAGCGTTTCAGTAGGTAACGACCACCCAGACTTGCTTCTTACAACTCAAACTTTGTTTGAGAAGTACGAAGCCTTGTTGCAACCACAGTTGCGTTACACAGACACCAAGACAGCAGATGCTGGTTTCCAGAACCTTCTGTTCAAGGCTGCTCCTGTAATGTACGATGTGCATTGCACAGCTGGTGTGTTCTACATGCTCAACACCAAGTACCTCACACTTGTAGGTCACTCAGGCAAGTGGTTCTCACAGACAGCATTCGTGTCTCCAGAAGACGTAGATGCTCGTTACGCACTTATCATGTGCTACGGTAACTTGACAGTCCGTAACCGTGCTAAGCAGGGTAAACTGACAGCCAAGACAGCCTAATAACTTCAACAATTAAGGAGAAACTACAATGCCATTAATCGCAAATGACACAGACGGTGCAGTAACACGCAAGCGTCTTGAAACTTGGGCAGCCAAGGAAGAAAAAGTAACTGTTGTTGCAGCAGCTGATGAAGCAACCACACAATCAGCAGCAACACTTGCTGGAGCAGCAGAGGTCGTCTACACAATGACCCCAACTGCAGGTCGTGCCCTCACGACACCAACAGGTGCTCAATTGGGTGCAGCTTTTACA